TTAGACCTTGGTTTAAAGATCCATCTTTAGAAGATATGGGCAGAAAGTATTGGAAAAAACGTTCTTACATTTTCCAAGGTTTCGTAAACGAAAATCCACTAAACGAAGAAAGTCCTGAGAATCCAATTAGAAGATTTGTAATTGGTCCTCAAATTTTTAACATTATTAAATCAGCATTAATGGATCCAGAAATGGAAAACCTACCAACTGATTATGTTAATGGTACTGACTTCCGTTTAGCAAAAACAACTAAAGGACAATACGCAGATTATTCCACAAGTAAGTGGGCAAGAAAAGAAACAGCATTGACTGAAGAACAACTTGCGGCGATTGATACACATGGATTACATAATCTAAATGATTATCTTCCAGCAAAACCAAGTGAGGAAGGTGTACAAGCGATTGCTGAAATGTTCCAAGCAAGTGTTGATGGAGAGCTGTATGATCCAGCAAGATGGGGTAACTTTTTTAAACCCTATGGACTTGATACAGGAAGTACAAACACTCAATCAACAGTCGCACCAGCTCAAACTGTACCAGCAACTGCAACAGAGAGTGTGGCTCCTGTAACAGAAACTGCACCTGCACCAGCAGTAGAAACTCCTGTACCAGCACCAGCGGCTGAACCAGTAGCAACTGCTCCAGCAGAAGCATCAGGTGATGCAGGTAAAAAATCAGCAGATGATATTCTTGCAATGATTAGAAACAGACAGTCTTAAGGAGGTAATCATGCAAAAACCTTTTGACTTAACAAAGTTCAGAACTGGATTGACCAAAAGCATTAGTGGTATTAGTGCAGGATTCCATGACCCAAAGGATTGGATTAGCACTGGTAATAAAACACTTGACTACTTAATAAGTGGTGACTTTAATGGAGGTATTCCTTTAGGTAAAGTTAGTGTGTTTGCAGGTGAATCAGGTTCTGGTAAATCGTTTATATGTTCTGGAAACATTGTTAAAAATGCACAAGATAAAGGGTGTCAGGTAGTATTATTTGACTCTGAAAACGCATTGGACGAACAATGGTTACAGGCATTAAATGTCGACACTAGTCCAGAAAAATTACTGAGAATTAGTGTATCAATGATTGATGACGTTGCCAAAGCAATATCTGAATTTATTAAAGACTATAAAGCAAATTATGGCGATCTGGAATATGATGAAATGCCAAAACTTGTTTTTGTTGTAGATAGTTTAGGTATGCTTCTAACTCCAACAGACGTTGATCAATTCAACAAAGGTGATATGAAAGGTGATATGGGCCGTAAACCTAAGGCACTAGCCTCCTTGGTTAGAAATACGGTAAACCAAATTGCGCCTTTTCCTATCGCTCTAGTGGCTACAAATCACACTTATGCAAGTCAGGACATGTTCGACCCTGATGATAAAATAAGTGGTGGTCAAGGATTTATCTATGCAAGTAGCATAGTAGTAGCAATCAAAAAACTAAAACTTAAAGAAGATGCAGATGGTAACAAAACATCTTCTGTGCAAGGTATAAGAGCCGCATGTAAAGTTATGAAGTCAAGATATAGTAAACCTTTTGAAGGTGTGCAAATCAAGATTCCATATGAAAGCGGAATGGATCCATACAGTGGTATGTTAGAAATGCTAGAATCTAAAGGCATTGTGGAAAAAGTAGGTAATAAACTTTCTTACATATCTCCTGTAACTGGTGAAGAAATAAAAGAGTTCAGAAAAGCATGGACTGATGAAAAACTTCAGATAGTTATAGATGAATGGGGACAAAATCCTATAGCACAGGAAGATGTGCCTGAGGACATAGACCCTGAAGTTTTAGAACCAGAGATGGAGGATTATACAGATGAGTCCTGAAGTAGCACTACTGTATGAGGTATGGGATAATTTAAAGAGTGCCTTACCTCAAAAAGAACGTCTTCGAATTGCAGAGTCAATGGTGAGAACTTTTGATGAGCATGTTGATATTTCAGATGTTGAAAACAGTCTTAATGAGTTTGATACAATTATGAAAACTGCTATTGTAAGTCATTTTGACATCGGCTTGGAAGAAGAAGATGAAGACGAGGATTGGGATTACTAGTGGCAACCTATTTTAATAAAATTGTCGATGATCTAGGAAATATTGTAGATGCAATCGCATACTATGATAAAGAACTAGAAGATGCAAGATGGGAAGTCAGGATCAAAGGGAGTTTGGAGAAAGCCTCCGCCTCCCTTCCCGGTCTAACAGAGTTTCGTTTCAATCAATTACAAGAGATTGAAGCGATCCTCGAACATTTAAATATACAACTTCGCAAAGAACGTTCTATAACATTTCGTAAGTATTTGGAAAATTATAATAGAACTTTAAGTAGTCGTGATGCAGATAAATTTGTTGACGGTGAACAAAGTGTTATAGACTTAACACACTTAGTAAATCAGTTTAGTTTATTACGAAACAAATATCTAGGCATAATGAAGGGTTTAGATGCAAAACAATGGCAAATAGGCCACATTACCAGACTTAGAACAGCAGGTATGGAAGATATTGTAATAGACTAATGGAATTAGATTTACATGGTGTAAGACATCACGAAGTAGATCTTAAAGTTGAAAATTTTATTCTACTTAATCAAGATCAATTACCTTTAAAAATTATATGTGGAAATAGTCAGAAAATGATTGATTTAGTCAATCAAGTAATAGATAGAATAGGCTGTAAAATAGTAATTATGGATTTGTACGGCGTAATAGTAATTAGAGAAATATGAAATACAAAATTGAAAAGCTCGTAAGGCAATTTAGAATGTGGAGAATTGCTATGGGAGTAAAGTTTTTATTGTGGAATACTGAAAGAAAACTTAAAAAAATAGCAAAAAAACAAGAAAAAACAAAATTAAAGCAAAAAAAGGCTTGACAATTTCAGTTTTTTTGCTATTATATACACATAGTTTAAATAATTAAGCCGTGGGAGGCGAAGATATATGGAAAATTATGTAAAAATCAAGCAAGGAACTTATCGTAGTTCCCCATTAAAGGATATGATCTTTCCTTTAATTAAATCCGTTAGTTATGGAAAAAGAGGAGCATTTGTAACTGTTGATGCAAGTGCTGTTATGAATCCTGATTTTAAAAAAATCAGAGTCTTGATTGATAGCCCTACTGATGTAGAGCCTTCAAACAAAGAAGATTACGAAAGACTTATGGGTGTAGGTAAATCAAAGCCTAAAAAGAAAGAAACGCCTGAACAGGCTATGGACAGAATCAAAGGTCGTTTTGAAATACTAGACAAAATGACTGATGCCGTGGCTAATAGTGTTGTTAGAGGACTGATTGTATCAGGCCCTCCAGGAGTTGGTAAAAGTTTTGGTGTTGAAAAAATACTTGATGAGTATGAAGCAATGGCAAAATTAGGTGGTAACACCAGAACAGAAATTGTAAAAGGTAGTATGACACCTATTGGTTTGTTCCAAACACTTTTTAACAATTCCAATGAAGGTGACATTTTAGTATTTGATGATTGTGATAGTATTTTGTTTGATGAAGTTTGTCTAAACATGCTTAAAGCAGTTTTAGACTCAGGTAAGAAAAGAACAATTACTTGGAAAGCAGAATCAAGTGTATTAAGACGTGAAGGGATACCTGACAGATTTGACTTCAAAGGTGGCTGTATTTTTATTACTAATGTTAATTTTGAAAATGTTAGAAGTAAAAAGATCAGAGATCACTTAGAAGCTCTTATGTCAAGATGCCATTACATTGATCTTGGAATGGATTCTATTGAAGACAAGTTTTTGAGAATTAACCAAATCGTTAGAGATGGTATGCTCAAAGAATATGGATTCAGCAAAGAGTTCGAAAAAGAAATCATAGACTTTATGATAAAACATAGTGCTAGACTCAGGGAGATTAGTTTGAGAATGGTACTCAAGATTAGTGATTTGGCTAAAATGGATTTTGACTCCTGGAAAGAAATTGCAGAGTCAACTTGCATGAGAAGGATCAATATATACGAATCCTAATCATCACTGTAAATAAATATTTTTACAGTTCCCCCTAGTGTTCGAAATCCTCCCACTTCGAACACTTAGAATCCCCAAAGCAATTTGG